TTGATACGTTCTCATCCCAATCCCGCTTGTTGATATGGTTTCGCATGTCGATCAGGGCTTCAACCAACTCTGCCTTGTCTTCCTGCAACCGTTCAACAATGTCCATCACTCAATCTCCATTGTTTCCACTTGAATAGATCCACCTTGTCAGTGCCTCGATCTCTCTGGCCTCAGCGTCTGACAATGGTTCCATCGAGTTTGCGCTTCCAGCCTGACCGCTTACTGCCGGGGATTGCTGGCCCTCTGTCTGCTTTGATTCCAAGGTGCTTTGCTTCTCGTCGTTTTGCTTTGGCAACATTCCGAACATCCTCTTTTGTTTTGACCGAATGACATTTGATATGAGCAGGGGCGAGGTTATCCCCGCCATCCTCACCTCCCATTGCAAATGGTATGACATGCTCAACTTCCCAAGCCTCACCAACTTGTATTTTCCCAGAGCATATATGGCAGATCCCTCTATGATCATTGAATAACTCCAGTCTGCGCTTAGTGCTTAATGATCGTCTGGTCACTATCGAACCCGTCATAGATATGAGAGATAGCCGACATGAACTCTTCCTTATCCACGCCACCAATGGTCTGATACCAACTGACTGCATTGATGACCAAGACTGTCAGAATAATTCCCTCAAATTTTTGGAGGTTGATCTCTAGTTCGTTGCTTGTATCCACTGCATCATACATAGCTTGCGTAACATCCTGGTCAAATGCCATTGCCAGTTCACGGTCCTTGTCGCCCATTGTTTCTAACTTAATCATAGTCTCATCTCCGACCTGCGTGTTGCTTCTTCAGATTGCTGCTGGGCATACCGCATCTTGATCCATTCCATCTTGACCTTGAGTAGGTTCGCCTTAGTCCTAGCCTCGACCATCTCGCTTATATATTTGTGCCACTCGTCTGATGCTTTGACGATCATCTCCCGCTTGTTCATTGCGAGGGATTCATCCAGTGCTAGCATCCTCTGGTTAAGAATCGGTGTCTTTAGTTCCTCCGACAGAGAGGCAGCACTATCAACATCGACCCACTCTTTCCCTGCTAGCCTGTATTGTTCTGCTAGATCTTGTGCCATCACTCTTCACCCTTAAATATGCTAACAAGCCGCTCAATGTTGCAGTTCTTGCCATCAATCCTGACGTATCTGTCGCCCCTCATTGGGTTGATCCAACCGACAACACCGTCAGCACGTTCACGGTGATGCGGCTTGATGCGTTTCAGCATCCCATCCTCCAAGGTAAACAGTTCAAGCAGCCTCTCGCGGGTAGGGTATGGCTTCACTGGCTTCACCTCTTTGAATACCTCAGACTTGAATTGCAGTGGCGGGGTAGGTGGTGCTTGCACAGACCTATGAATGTCATGATTGATCCAAGGGTCTGTCGCCATGCGCTTGCTCCTGAACCCGGTCATGAGCGAATCACCAATGTTGTGCCGCCATTCGATAGCACTGCACCAGCAACAGGCCCAGATTCCAATGCCTTCTTAATCTCGGTCTTGTTAGGCTCGCGCTTAATCCGCACCAGGTTATCAGGCAACAGGGTCTCGTCAGTGATGATAACTGATGCTGACTTATTGCTAATAACAAGTGTGGCCAGTGGCAGTTCAGCCTTACGGATCTCGGCAATCTCCATCACCTCCTTGATCAAGGCTCGGTTGAAATCTTCCTGCCTCTCATACCTTCTCTTACGGTCGCCAAGCCGCCTTGTTTCCTCGGCTATACCAGTGGCTATCGCAGCAGCGAACTGCGCCTTACGGACGAGGCTTGTAAGGATGCGGTGGAAGTCTGTCTCTCCCTCCAGCACATTCATCTTGAACTCTTCATCGTCATTGAGTTCTGGGTATTCTACGAGCAGAGAACGGATCTTTGTTTCGAGCATAGCGACATGGAAATTAGACATCGGACAACTCCTGTGAACGGACTGCATAGGCAGCATTGAACTTAGCGCGATAGTCTGCTGGCCAGTAACCAGCTTCATCACGCAGCATGGTCTTAACGGACTTCAGCAGATCAGGATCAGTAGCATTGGCAAGCATGGTCTCGATCTGTGACCAAGGGCGCACGTCCTGCTTGTGCTGCACGTCCTGCTCTAGATCTGGATCGTCGCCAGTCTCAAGGCCGAGGCATTTCAGCAGGGCATACTTGACCGCGTAGGACATCGCCTTGCCCGGTCCTTTATCCTGATCGTCAATGCCGAATCCGAAAGTCTCAACATCGATGTAGTCGGATGGATCGTCGATGTTAACAAAGCGCACAACCATCTCGCACTGTGTGCGATTCCCGTTCTGAACGTGGCTGACGGTCTTAGGGTAGTAGTGGATGCCAGCCTCTAGCAGTGGGCCTCTGACCTTAGCAGTCACGGCATCATGGGACACAATGGTGTAGCGCATCCCTGCCTTCTTTTCTTTTTGTATGTAGGAGATGGTCTGCATTACCTTGGCAATGCGCTGGTGGATATTAGCGGCTTGCATTATCGTCCTCCATTTCGTCCATCTCATTGATATGAAAAGCAAATTCCTGCGAGCAATGTCTGGCAGTCATCAGCATATCGTCAAAATTTTCTGGTGATTTATCGTGTGCGTATGCCAAGACCGACTCGATCATGTCGTGCAGCAGTCCCTCCATTTCAAGCATTGACATTGTCTTGCTCCTTCGTGATGACGATGTAGCCCATCAGCTTTGCCAGTTTGTTGAGATCTTCGTGCATATTTTTGCGATGATAGTCGGCACTCGGAACGTGCCAGTAGATCAGTTCTGCGTGAGTCTTGAGGTTCTCTGCCGCCATTGCGATGCTAATTAAATTTGTCTCGTACATAACGTCCTCCTGTTGTTTGTATGCATACGATAAAAATTAATTTAAGGCTTGTCAACTAGAAATTGAAGTGTTAAATAAAAAAAAGAAAAGGAGATCCACATGTCACATATCGAAACGCTGTTTAACAAAGTCGGCACTCGGAAATTCGTCGCGGAATCATTGGGTTGCAAGTTGCACTCAGTCAATATGATGTGCTTTCAAAACAAAGTTCCAGTAAAATACTGGCCTGAGTTGATCAACCTGTGCGCTAGCAAGGGCATTGAGATCACAGCCCATGATTTAATGCTCTTGTATAACAGCTATAAATGGGTAAAGTAACGGGGTTCGCGCAAGCGTTCCTCCCTACTTAACTGAGGCTGGCCGATGTGCTGGCCTCTTTTTTTTGGAGACACCATGATAATAATTTTGGACCATTATCCACCATCAGCCAATGCAATTTGGAGAGCAGTTCCTGGTCGAGGCGTGATCAAGTCTGCACTGTATCGGACATGGCTGATCGACCAGACCCTGAAGCTGCACTTGCAGACAGGCGATAGGGTCGAGGGCCACTATCATATCCACTTCAAGATCCAGCGGAAAGATAAACGCCGCCGTGACCTTGACAATTTATTGAAGCCCTTACATGATCTGATTGTCGCTGCCGGGCTAGTCGATGATGATAGTCTGTGCGACAGAATAGTAGCTGAGTGGGATGGTGTCGGTCAGAACATCACCATAGAAATAACTGGAGTGAATAATGAATGACCTAGATTTTATCAACAGATACAAAGACATACGAAATAAATTTCGTCCCTGTCCACAGGTTATGCACAAGACCAAAGCGGGGATCGAGGTCGTTGATTCGATCAGCAAGAAACCAATCGAGATCACAAAGCATGGCGATAGGCGTGAACGGTTGCGCCGTATGCTAGCCACTAATCCACCACTGCGGACATACGACCGAGACATCTGGTATCTGACCAGTGACGCACCTCCTGTAAACGTCATGGAACAGGCGCGGTCGATTGTGCTGCGCGGTTGCGAGAAGTGGGGATACTCACCAAAGGATGTTAGGGCTGAGTTTCGGTATGGGAATCTGCCTGACTGCCGCCATGAAATCTACTGGCATCTGCGCCATGATCTTGGCTGGTCCTACCCTCGGATAGCTGGCTACATGGGCAACAAAGACCATACCACCATCCTCCACGGGTGCAGGAGGTATCAAGATAAACTTGATCGAGGCGTAGAAAAGAGGTATGCATAAAGGACGAGGCCACCCCCGGCACTACTCAGGGATGGCCTCTGAGCCACAACGAGTGAGGCGTTGGGCTGAACTGGATTGTTATATCTGGTTCTGCCTCTCGTCACAAGAGAGGATAAATAAATTATGCAATGGTTCAGGTTCTATCATGAGGCACTGGATGACCCAAAGGTCCAGATGCTTGACGGTGACATGTTCAAATCATGGGTCAATCTACTCTGCCTTTGCGCCAAGCAAGACGGTCTGCCGAGGTCAATCAGTGACATCGCTTTCGCTTTACGCATGACACCAGACGGTTGCCAGACGGTGCTTCAGCGGTTGTCTAGCGCAGGGTTGCTCGACAAGGTGAGCGGTGGTGTTGACGGGATGCACTACGCCATACACTCATGGGAAAAAAGACAATACAAATCAGATAGTTCTACTGACAGAGTGAAACGTTTCAGGGAACGTTCCAGTAACGTTAGTGAAACGGTGATTGAAACACGACCAGATACAGATACAGATACAGATACAGAACAGATAAAAAAACATACTAAAAAGAGGTCACCATCTGTCGATGGTTTTGATTTGTTTTGGAATGAATACCCAAGGAGAGTAGGAAGAGGCTTGGCAGTGAAGGCATGGAGTAAAGCTATCGCCAAGACCCTACCCTCTACCATCATGGATGGACTAAGCCAGTGGAAGCGCAGCAAGGACTTCCCTTCTGAGGAAAAATATATTCCGCATGCCACCACTTGGCTCAATGCTGAACGGTGGTTAGATCAAATCCCGGTGGACAATTCAAATCGCCAACGGGTAACTACAGACGATGAACGTAATCACTACATGGAGGAATCGAAAAAATGGCTTTCCGAGTTCAAGAAAAACCAGTCCACGAACAACTAGACCCTTGGGCTTTGGCTGCTCTCAACCACATGTATGCCACAAAAAATCCAGACGGATCATTAGGCCACGTGATTACCAATGGGCCGCAGGGTAGAGAATGGTATCGGTATTTTAAACAGGTTGGGTTGATGAAAAGGGCCGCGTTCCTAGCTAGTTGTATGCGCCAGGACCGGGCTTACATGGTCCCGACCGAATGGCCCGAACAATACGATGATCAATTCAAGCCGTCTAAGGATAGGTTTAAAACCATGCCAGTCCTGACGGCAGAAGAACGAGCGCGGGTAGTCGAGCGTTTTAATCGACTAGCAACAATAGCAAAGGGTAACTAACATGAAAGAGAATACATTCGCATTGCGGAAAAACACCAAGCCAAAGACTGAAAAGTCGCCGCCCTATCTTGGTTCTGTTAACGTCAATGGGGTAGAGTATTGGTTGAGCGGATTCATTAACGAGAATGAGGACGGCTCTAAATACTTTGGCGGGTTCGTTAACCTAAAGGACGCGGCACGATCCCCTGCCAAGCCCCTTGTTTCTGCTAAGGACGCACTCGATGGGGACGACATCCCTTTTTGAGTGTGGTTTAAACGCACAAAGACGGTCACACGCTGGCAAGTCTAGCCTCATTGATATCAGGGTAGCAGATAAAAAAAGAGGGGCTTTGCGGCCCCTTAGTTTCATCGCAACGTTGTGCTTTCCTAGTATGGCCGGATATTCTCACACGCGTTTTTGCCCTTAACGGTTATGGCCCCGGCCTTATTTAACAGGCCCATAGCTGTAAATTTAGCTTTATAGCTGTCTATATCGGCTTGGTTTAATTTCATCCGGCTAAAATATTCAGCCCGGTAGCCGCTTTTTATCCCACGCGTAACGGCTAGAAATTTAAGTTCGATATCGGTTAGGCCTAAACCCGCGTTATCTGGTAACAGTTTAACGATATCATCCGGATGCACATAGAAAGTTAATCCCATATCGTTGCCGCAAAAGAAACTATGCCTAACAACGGCATAGCCGGATTTAAGGGGTATTATCCTATCCTGGCGCGCCTCATTCCAGGGTGCTGACATGTTGTCGGATGCTTCCGCAACGCGTCCGGTTGCTAGTTCTATAGCCGTATACGTGTCCCGCGTTCCGCCCGACCACAGCCCCGCGTCACGTGGCACGGTAACAGTTTCTTGCGGGAGAGCTTGAAACTTTTTGCCAGTATATCCTGCGCGCAAGTGTGCTGGCACTTGGTTTGCTTCTAAATACATGTTAACCCCCTATTAAAATGCTATTGCTAGCATCATGATAAACGTAACGAATGACGCAATCCCTATCATTTCCAAGATGTCATAAATCCAGTGTGTCATGGTAACCCCCTATTAGTTTACAACAAATCCAGATTGGTCAGTCTTTGCCTTGCCTTTAGCATAGAGCGCAACGACACTAGCTTGCGGGTCCAAGTGTCTAATATCTGTATCGTCGCCGTCCACTACGGTTAGGCCTAGGAATGCATCGCCATTGGAAAGCATGCTTTGCACATTGGAACGGTGGCGAAACACTACCGCCATGCGCTGATTAGTGGCCAATGCTTTTAGAACGGTTGATTGAAACGATGCAATTCCAGAATAGCTAAACGTCAAATCATAATTGGCTGGAATGTTTTTGCGATTAGCAAGCTTGGTGTAGTCGTAGAATTGCACATTCGGAAAAGCTTGGATAATGCCATAATTTTCCCACCGGATGTCACTTGTCCCGTTCAACCGAACAAGCAATATCCAACCTTCACGCGCCGCTTGTGCTTCTGCTAGTTTTATTTCATGCATGATCAAAGCAATAGCTTCATCACGATACTGTTGCCAGAATAAAGCTTTACGCAATCGCGACATTTGCACGCCATTCATAGCACCACGACCACTAGTGTTAAGACATGCCTCTTCGCATCCTGCAAGCTTGGCATTAGGGCATAATTGTTGTCCCGATATATTGCTAGGTGACAGATACAAAATGGCGGTACGATATCCAAGCTTGTTGCCCTTTATCACCTTGGTTGAACCGTCCAAGCGAAGCATCTGATCAGGTTTTTCGGAAAACCATTTTGTATATTTAGGCGATGCATGAATTTGAGCAACAAGGGCAGGATTTACTTTGGATAAATCGTAAATGATGGACATGGTAGAATCTCCGGGTGGTTGGTGTTTCGATTGTTCAATAATTGTTTAAGATGATTGGGCTGTCAATAGGATAATTCAAAAAAAAATGAATTTGATTCGAATCGTTGCATGATTTATAACTAACACCATGAAAACATTAGACAAAAAAAATGCAAAAAAGATTGTGCTTCCGGATGATTTGCGCCGATATTCGGTTATTCCTAAGCATGCGCTTGAATGCGATTTAAGCTTGGTTGATTGGCGCGTCCTAACCACTTTGTGCTTTTATACCAATTATTCCGGGGTCTGCTGGCCAACGCATGAAACAATCGAAAGATGCGCCGGGATTGGGCGCAACGGAATCATGGCCAGTATTAAAAGACTGGAAAGCTTCGGATTGGTGCGACTCTTAAAGCCGGGATGGTATGATGGACAAGTGAGTAAGTGGTTAACCAATCGATACCAGATACTCTATGAAGGCAAACAAACACCATTAGCGACCGGAGAACAAATCAGAGAAGCCGAACCGTTCAATTGGTCACAAGAACCAAAAGAGAAAGAGGCAATCAAGATAGGGGAAAACAAGGGCAATCCGACTCATAAAGATAGGGATTTAAAGGGTAGGCAATTGTTCAATTCATTTAATAGAGCAATCAATCAATTCGGTTCTAATGCGATTTATTCAAACAATCAAACCACAGCCAATCGATTAGCTGATAATGGTCTAACGCCGGAACAAGTGTCGATCGATACGCTGGCATTTATCCGGGCTAATCTGGCACGCACTGGCACGGTTCCAACGTCGATGTCGGTCGTGTTCCCAATATAAAATGCACAATATAAAATGCCCAATGCATTAAATAAAATGCCCAATATATAATGCATTCATCCCACCAAATGGGTCCAACAATCTGAAACAAATGCACAATATAAAATGCAATGTGCACCATATATAATGCATCCATCCCATTACACAGGACGCGTCACACAGAGAGGGGACACCCGCCCCCCACCCCTGCCCGTTCCTCTCGGGGTCTCCCCCTCAATATTTTTTCCATTTTCATAAATTCAATCCACAGTGCTTGTGCAGGGGAAATTTGAGATCTGCATCAACATTTAGTTAACTCAGTATATTTTTTGACAAGTTTCTGTAGAAGGCTTATCTATGTTTTATTGAATTTAAGAGGTTAAGGCTCCATGCGTAGATCAATGCGTTCTATCCGTAGGGATATTGCTACTCCAAAGCGTGATGCTGTGCTGCAAGAATTAGAGGCTGTAGCGGCTTCTTCTATTACGGACGTACTTTGGTGGGATAATGCTGGCAATGTGTCTGTACGGCCTTCTGAGGATCTTGCTAGCCATGTTAAGGCTGCTATCAAGAAGGTGAAGGTTACGCCGACGATGCATGGTAATCAGATCGAGATAGAGATGCACGACAAGATGAGGGCTTTGAATACTCTTGCCAAGCACTATGGCTTGATGGAGGTAGTGCAGGATGAGAATAGGCCGTCTATCATTGGTATTAATCTGCATGGCCCAGCGGTGACGAGTTATGAAGTCAAAGAAGTTATCGAAGAGGACGATGAAGAAGAGGTCGTTGGAGGCATTGGCACTCCAATCCTCGATCTTTCGGCTGAAGATAATCAAAAGCAAAAAGAGGAGGTGGCATGAAGATCAAAGGCGCGTCAGCAAAGAGGAAGCCGACTGAGGAACCAGCCATTGATGGACTCAACTTCGATTTTTCCAAGTCTCCCACTGTCTGGAAGTTCCTCGGAGATGATAGTTTCTTTCGTGGTCTGCTCGGCCCTGTGGGTTCTGGTAAGTCTTATGCTTGCGCCGCCGAGATAATCCTTCGAGCTATTAAACAACCGCCAAGCCCTATCGACAATGTGCGATATTCCCGCTTTGTGATCGTGCGAAACAGCTATCCTGAACTCAGAACTACGACAATCAAGACATGGAATGAGATCTTTCCAGAGAATATCTGGGGTCCAATGCGCTGGTCGCCCCCTATTACCCATCATTTGAGGTTGCCGACACGCGAAGGAATCCCCGGTCTTGACTGCGAAGTAATCTTTCTAGCCCTCGACCAGCCCAAAGATGTGCGTAAACTGCTGTCACTGGAACTCACGGGAGCATGGATCAATGAAGCGCGTGAACTACCGCTGGCTGTTGTCCAAGGGCTTACTCACCGCGTTGGTCGCTATCCCACTAGAGCTAATGGTGGTGCTCCTTGGCGTGGGATCTGGGCTGATACTAATCCAATGGATTCAGACCACTGGTGGTATCGACTGAGCGAGAAGGAGACTGTCCAAGGCAAATACAAGTGGACGTTCTTCAAGCAGCCACCAGGCATGATCGAGGTGATGCACGATGCTCCAGAGGCTATTCCTGCTGCTGGCAAACACTGGCTGATCAATCCTGTTGCCGAGAACATCAACAATCTAGTCAATGGGTACTATGAGCAGCAGCTTGGCGGCAAGAATCTTGACTGGATCAGGTGTTATGTAGGAGGTCAGTTTGTTTACGTTCAAGAAGGAAAAGCTGTTTGGCAGGAATATCTGGACTCTCAAATGGTCCAAGATAAGATTGATTATAGACCAGACTTACCACTACATATTGGCCTTGATTTTGGTCTCACTCCTGCTGCTGTTTTTGGGCAGCGGTTGCAAACTGGTAGGTGGAACATCCTGCACGAAATCGTATCTTTCGACATGGGCTTGGAACGCTTTGCCCAGATCCTTATCGGTGACGTAAACAGCCGCTATCCAAAGGCTCAGATCTTCATCTGGGGTGATCCTGCTGGTATTGCACGAGACGGAATCTTTGAAGTGACTGCGTTCCAGCACTTGAAAAGCCTTGGCCTCAACGCCCAGCCCACCCAAAGCAACGACTTCATGGTTCGACGCGAGGCTGGTGCTGCTCCAATGCAACGCCTGATCGACGGCAAGCCCGGACTACAGGTGGACTCAGCGTGTGTTCGGGTTAGAAAAGCCCTTGGGGGCGGGTATCACTTTAAGCGCGTTGGGGTTGGAGGCGGCACAGATCGTTTTCGAGACGCCCCTAATAAAAATGAGCACTCGCACGTTGGTGATGCATACGGTTATCTCATGCTTGGTGGAGGGGAATTTCGCCACCTTACCCGTGGTCATACTGCTCATCATCCTAAACACCAGGTTATAGCCCCGTTGGATTTCAATGTCTTTTAACTTTATCGAACATCTCAACCAAATTCTACCAGATGATTGCAAGGCAGTGCCGTTTCACTGGGGACATCTGCACCTGATGGATCTTGATGCTGGTCAGCAAAAGACAATCAAGCATACACCAAACTTTGCCCAGACAGTGCAACACTATGCCGACAATGGACACTCCGCAACTATCCTTCTTCTCGGCAAGCCCGTTATTTCTTTTGGTGAAATGCAGATCTGGCCTGGTGTCCATGAGTTGTGGATGATGGGCGATATACCAACCTTCAAGAAAAACCCCATAAAGTTAACTAAATTATCTAGAAAGTCTATTAATAGTTTAGAAAACAACCTGATTTGGCACAGATTGCAGATAGTAGTGCGCTGTGATAATGTTTCGGCTGTTAAATGGGCGCGGACTATTGGCTTCGAATTTGAAGGATTGGTCCGCAAATACACTCCAGACGGGTGCGATTGCATCTTTTATTCGAGGGTCAAATAATGGGCGGTCTTTTTTCCAAACCGAAAATGCCAGTGCAGGATACGTCTAAACAGGAAGCACTGATGGCTGAACAACAGGCTTCTCTCGACAAGAAAGAGGCTGATCAGCAGAAGCAGTTGCAGGCTCGTCGTGTTGCACAGAGCCGTGGCGGTATGCAAGCACTCCTTAGCCCTGAGCGCACTAATGCAGAGCAGGGTCTGGGGACTACACTCGGACCTTCCTAATGGTTGCGAAGAAGTATCAAGATCCGAAAGGTGGCCTTAACGCCGCTGGTCGCGCCTACTTCAAGCGCACTGAAGGTTCTAACCTGAAGGCTCCCGTCAAAGGTGCGCCAGCAGGAAGGGCAGATCTTGGTAGGAAGGCTAGTTTCTTGGCTCGTATGGCTGGCAATGATGGCCCAGACTACGACGAGAAGGGCAATCCGACACGCAAACTGCTCTCTCTCAGGGCATGGGGTGCATCATCCACCGCAGATGCTAAGGCGAAAGCAAAGCGTTTGTCCGAACGACTCAAGAAGATGAAGGACTGATCATGGCGAAGCAAGCTAAACCGTTCAACGCAATGGTGAAGAAGAAGATGAAGGCAAAGAAGAAAGACTCGATGCCTATGGAATCTAATCCAACTGGTGCTGACATGATGGGTATGCCAGTGAAAAAGCAGGAGATGGGTTATGCCTCTTAAAAAAGGTTCTTCTCAAAAGGTTGTTTCAGCAAATATCAAGGCTGAAATGAAAAAGGGTTACCCACAGAAACAAGCAATTGCTATGGCTCTGTCTGCCGCTGGTAAGGCCCAGAAGCAGAAAGCCAAATAAGGAATATATTCATGGCACGAATGAAGGTTGAAGAAGTCATTAAGCGGTCCACGCTGGCTAATGCTCGCAAGGATGAATGGCGAGCAATCTATCAGGAGTGCTATGAGTATGCTCTCCCACAGCGGAACCTGTACGATGGCAATTATGAAGGTGGTACGCCTGGTCAGAATAAAATGCAGAAGGTCTATGATTCGACTGCTATTGATTCTACGCAGAGATTTGCGAACAGGATTCAATCAGGGTTGTTCCCTCCATATCGTGTGTGGTGCAGACTGCAAGCAGGGACCGCTATCCCTACTGAACGCACCTCAGAAGTCCAGATTATATTAGACAACTACACTGAACGCATGTTCAACATCATGCGGCAGACCAATTTCGATCTGGCAATGTCAGAGTTCCTGCTGGATCTGGCTGTCGGTACTGCTGTTATGCTCATTCAGCCCGGCGATGAGACTGCACCTATCCGCTTTACCCCAGTTCCGCAGTATCTTGTGGCTCTGGAAGAGGGTCCGCATGGTTCGGTAGACAATGTTTACCGTAAATTACGGATTAAAGGCGAGGTTATCGACCGTCAGTGGACTGATGCCAAGATACCAGCGGTGTTGAAGGATCAGATCCAGCGTAAACCCACCGACGAGATCAATCTGTTGGAGGCTACGGTCTATAACAAGGATCTTGGCGTGTACTGCTACCATGTGATCCACGAAAAGAGCAAAGAGGAACTGGTCTATCGCACGATGAAGATCAGTCCTTGGATCGTTGCGCGATTCATGAAGGTCTCTGGTGAAGTTTACGGTCGTGGGCCTTTGCTTTCTGCCATGCCTGACATCAAGACGCTTAATAAGGTGCTGGAATTGGTGCTGAAGAACGCATCTTTGGCTATTGCTGGCGTATATACAGCGGCAGATGATGGCGTTTTAAACCCTCAGACCATCCGTATTCAGCCGGGTGCTATCATTCCTGTGGCGCGTAACGGTGGTCCAACTGGTCCTAGCCTCCAGCCTCTTCCTCGCGCAGCAGACTTCAACGTCAGCAACATCATTATCCCTGATCTGCGGATGAACATCAAAAAGACGCTGCTGGATGATAGTCTGCCGCCAGATAACATGTCTGCTCGGTCGGCTACCGAGATTGTGCAGCGCATGAAGGAGTTGAGTCAGAACCTTGGCTCGGCGTTTGGTCGCTTGATCACGGAAGCCATGATTCCAATCATCAACCGTGTCCTGTTTATCATGGATGATCAGGGGTTGATTGACATGCCTCTGAAAGTTAACGGTCAGGAAGTTAAGGTTGTGCCGATCTCACCATTGGCTCAGGCGCAGAACATGGATGAAGTGAACGATGTCCTGCAATTCATGCAAGTCGTTGGGGGTATGGGGCCAGAGGCTCAGTTGGCTCTTAAAAAGGATGCGGTTATTGACTTTATTGCTAATCGTCTGGGTGTCCCTACTTCTCTTCTCACCTCACCAGAAGAACGACAAATGATGATGCAGCAAATGCAGCAACTGGCGCAGCAAGCACAGGCAATGCAACAGGGTCAGGCTCCAGAGCAAGGGATGCCGCCACAAGGAGCGATGTAACATGAATAATTGGGATGTTATCAACGACTTTGCCCAGCCAGTCGACGGTGGGATCAACAAGCAATCGGACCTAGACGCTATATACGCTCACGTTTTTGGGTCTGATGAAGGTCGGAAGGTATTAGCCGATCTTCGAGCGCGTACAATTGAGCAGCCATCATGGTATCCCGGCGAGGAAGCATCGCATGGATTTGCTCGTGAAGGCCAGAACTCGATTGTCCGCAACATTGAAGAGCGTATCAAACGAGCGAGGACTAAATGACAGAAGAACAGACAACTCAGGCCGCTGATGACAGCGACAACCAGAGCCTGTTAACGGCAACTACCGAGGAAGCAAAGCCTGATGAGGTAACTGTTTCCCACAAAGAAGTAGATCCTAACGCGCCTACCGCAGAGGACACTACAGAGACAGAAGAAGAGGAATGGGTACGCCCAGACTTTTTCCCAGAACAGTTTTGGGACGAAAAGGAAGGCCCAGATGTTGAGAAGTTGGCAACTGCTTACAAGGAACTGCGGACTAAAATGTCGCAGGGCAAGCATAAGGCTCCAGCAGATGGCAAATACGATCTGGAAGTCTTTACGTCTATCGGTGTTGAAGAGGGTGATGACCTTCTCCAGAAGTATGTCAGCAAATCTAAAGAGCTTGGAATCTCTCAAGAATCATTTGAAGAGCTTGCCAAGATCTATCTGGAAGAAGCTGGTGCAGCGTTTGACAATGTTAAAGTAAATCGTGAGGCCGAGGTTAAGAAGTTAGGTCCACGCGCTAATGACATTATTCAGGCCAACAACCAGTGGCTCGGCAAATTGTCCCGCACAGTCCTGAGTGAATCAGAGACCAATGCTATTGCCCGTGCATCGACCAGTGCTGACTTTGTGTCTGCAATGAACAAGATCCGTCAGGCATCAGGGGAAATGTCTATCCCGACATCTGGTGTGGCTGCATCTGATGGTATGCCGTCCAAAGATGACCTTTATGCGATGGTCGGCGATGAACGGTATGGTAAAGACAAGAACTATACCCGCCAAGTCGAGACGCTTTTCCAGAAAGCATTTGGTTGATTTGACAAAATTAGGCAGATGGGATTATATTCTGTCTGCCTGATAACTATCCTACATAGCCGGGCATAAGAGGTGGAGATCTTACACTCAAGTCGCGGCCCACTAGGACAACCTCGGCGTTTAACCGTAAAGCGATTAACAACTCAAGGAGATACAGATGGCTCAGGGCATCTCAAACGCCTTTGTTACGCTGTTCGACGCGGAAGTAAAACAGGCTTTCCAAGGGATGCGTTCCTTGGGTGGTTTGGTCCGCGAGCGCAACGGTGTTGAAGGTTCTACCGTTAAGTTCCCAAAAATCGGCAAGGGTTCTGCTACAATCCGTGTACCCCAGACTGATGTAACCCCGCTGAATGTGACCTATTCTCAGGTTACTGCTACTTTGTCTGACTACAATGCTGCTGAATATAGCGACATTTTCCATCAGGCTAAAGTAAACTTCGACGAACGCCGTGAACTCGTAATGGTTGTCTCGAACGCAATCGGTCGCCGTATGGATCAGTTGGTCCTCGACGCTCTGTCTGCTTCTTCGACTTCGCTGACCGTCTCGAACGACATCGGCGCAACCGACTCGAACCTGAACGTTGCTAAACTTCGCCGCGCCAAGAAGCTGCTTGATCAGAACAATGTTCCTGCTGAAGGCCGTGTGATGATTATCTCGGCTGCTGGTCTTGAAGGTCTGCTCGGTGAAACTCAGACTACCTCGACCGACTTCAACTCGGTTCAGGCTCTGGTGTCTGGTTCTATTGATACCTTCCTCGGCTTCAAGTTCGTCACCCTCGGTGATCGCGCTGAAGGCGGTCTGCCAATTGACGGCTCGTTGGATCGTACTTGCTACGCTTTCCACAAGGATGCAGTCGGCATGGGTATCGGTATGGCTCAGAAGACCGAGATCAACTACGTTCCAGAAAAGACTTCGTTCCTCGTGAACAGCATGTTCTCTGCTGGTGCGGTTGCCATTGACGATGAAGGTATCGTCAAAATCACCTGCCGCGAATCCTGATAGGGAGATTTGAACAATGGCATTTTCATCGACTGGTTGGAATACCATCGCAGCTAACAAGGCAGGCAATGCGCCTTCTTTGTACAGCTACAAGTCGGCTGATACTCAGGCAACGATCAACACTTCTGGCTACTTCGATTCGCTTTCGACGTTGCTGAAAGTTGGCGATGTTATCTTCGTGTACGACAGCACAACTCCTTCGCTGGTTATCACATATGTGAACAGCAATTCGAGTGGTGTGGTTGACATTGCGGATGGCACGACCGTTTCCGCTACCGACACCGACTAATATGCTACAGGAGTAGGGGGCGAAATCTCCCTACTCTTTCCCCTTATGAGGTGACCAATGGCATCGGGCGATTCCAAGCTGACAATCTGTAACGATGCTTTACTTATGCTGGGGGCTGCCCCAGTTTCGTCGTTTAGTGATGGCTCTGACTCTGCTCAGATTGCAGATCGCCTTTACAATGACATCAAGATTCTTGTTCTGACCCTGTATCCGTGGTCATTCAGTTTCAAAAAAGTCCAACTCGCTCGCACTCTGAACACTCCCGTCTCTGAATGGCGGTATGAGTATCAATTGCCCGGCGACATGATCATCGGCCCTCGTGCTTTGTTCAACTCACCATCCTACGGTGCGCGTCCTGTTACCCAATGGGAAGTGTTCGAGGATAAAGTGCTGACGAACTATGAAGCATGTTACGCGGATTATCAGTTCGACACGCCAGAAGATAGGCTTCCTTCGTATTTCGTTCAGATCTTGAAGTACTATCTCGCTTGGCACTTCGCAGAACCAGTAACTGACCAGTTTACCAAGGGTCAGTATTGGCAAGCCATTGCTGTTGGCACACCTCAAGAAAACGGTCGCGGTGGTTATCTTCGCCAAGCCATGAACATTGATGGTGCTAACCAGCCTAATCAAATGATAGAGGACTTTAGTCTTACTGGCGTGAGGTTCTAATGTCCCGCCTTATTCAGATCCAGACTAATTTCTCGGTTGGTGAAGTCGATCCGCTTATTCGCGGTCGTATTGATCTGGCCCAGTATTACTCTGCTTTGAAGAAGGCTACCAATGTCACGGTGATTCCACAGGGTGGAGTTCGTCGCCGTCCCGGTCTCAAATATTTACACAATTTGCCAGCTAATGCTTCTGATGGAGCTATTTTAGTTCCATTTGAGTTCAGCGTCTCAGATAGTTATATGTTTGCTATTACCAATCAACGCATACATGTGTTTAAAAATGGTGCATTGGTTACAAACATTAATGCAACTGGACTAGACTATATTGCTGCAACAACCCTTACATCTGCTATATTGCCAACTCTTAATTGGGCGCAGTCAGCTGATACGCTTATCTTAGTGCATGAAGATCTGCCTCCACAGAAATTAGTTCGTGGTGCAACTGATGCATCTTGGACGTTCAGCGCATTAACTATCGACAATTATCCCTATCATGCGTTCACACAGACGCTAACTGCTGGAGCAACAACACTAACAGTTAGTGCTAAAGATGGAACTGTTGACATAACTGCTGGTGTTGCAACATTTTCTGCTGCAAGTGTTAACCAATATATTCAGATTAAAGATGCGAATGGGTATGGTCGTGCTCGTATCATTAGCTTTGTTTCTACAACTGTAGTTACGGCACAAACAGAAATTCCTTTTAACAAAACCACAGCATACGCTTCTGGAGCGTGGGAAATAGAAAGTGGATATGAAGTTGTTTGGTCCGCTACACGAGGCTATCCTCGTTCTGTTACATTCCACCAAGGCCGTCTATTCTTTGGTGGTTCTAAGTCTCGTCCTGCTACTGTATGGGGTAGTCGTGTTGGGGACTACTTTAATTTTGATCCAGGTACTGTCCTAGACGATGATGCAGTTGAGGCAACGGTCGATACGTCTCAGTTAAACTCAATTGTGCATTGCTATTCTGGCCGTGATTTGCAGTTCTTTACCACTGGTGCTGAGTTCTATGTACCCCAGAACCTAATGGACCCTATCACGCCGAGCAACTTCTTTGTTAAGATTGCAACGCTAAATGGCTGTAAGAAAGAAATCAGGCCGCAGGGTTTGGATTCAGGTACGCTCTTTGTCCAGAGGCAGGGCAAGGCATTGAATGAGTTTGTCTTTACAGACTCCCAGTTAGCTTACGTCTCTAACAAGATTTCGTTGCTGTCATCACATCTACTCAAAGGTCCAACTGATATTGCTATTCGCCGGGCCACTTCTACGGACGAATCAGATCAACTTCTACTAGTTAATGGCGATGATGGGTCGATTGTGTGCTTCTCCATGTTGCGCTCACAGCAAGTCATTGCGCCGAGTGAGTTTATCACTGATGGCCTATTTAAGTCAGTCGGCGTGGATGTAGATACGATCTATGTGATTGTGCAACGAACTATTAACTCAGTCACTAGATACTTTGTAGAGCGGTTTGATAACACTTTGACATTGGATAATGCAGTCACTGGTGGCGCAGCAGCATCTGTTACGGCTGCTAACCTTGCGGCAAAGACATGTAAGGTCATTGCTGATGGCGTGGTGTTGCCTGACTCGGTAGCCAATAGCTCTGGTGTTGTAACATTTAGTCGCTCATCTACGACCAGTTACCAAGTAGGTTTAAACTACGATGTTGAAATTACCACCATGCCAGTTGAGCCTCGGCTGCAAAGCGGAAACTTGCGTGGATTTAAGAAGCGCATCATTGAAGTGAACGCTGAGTTCTACAAGACTCAATCTGCGTCTATTGCCGGGCAAGAGGTCCAGTTCAGGAAATTCGATAGCGCAGTTTTTGATTCTCCAGTGGCTGAATACACTGGTCTCAAGACTGTTGGACCGCTGCTTGGCTTCGACTATGATGGCTCGATCACTATCACTCAACCTATTCCATTGAAGATGACGCTCCTCTTCTTGGATTACAAAGTTAGCGTGGGGCAATAGTATGTTTTTAGCAGCACCACTTCTTGGCGCAATAGGGGTCTCTGGCTCGGCAATCGCTGCTACATCAGGGATTATGAGCGCAGTTGGATCTATAGCCTCCATAGCCTCCGCTGTTGGAGCATTTGCTAGTGGTAACCAGCAGCAAGCTATGTACGATGCTCAGGCTAAACAGGCTCAGCTTCGCGCACAGGCTGAAGAACTAAAATACAAGCAGCAGGGTGTGGCTGTTCTGCAAAGGACTAACATGACTGCCGCTGCTATTGCTGCTCGTGCTGGTGCTGGTTCGGTCGATCCGTTCTCTGGCTCGGCAAGCGACCTTACATCCTATGCATTTGGTCAGGGCTTTGGTGAGTTCAACATGACTGCTACTAACGCTGCCTTGGCTCGTGAGCAGGGTGTTGCACAGGCTGGCATCTACCGCATGATGGGTCAACAAGCCTACACTGCTGGTATCGCTAAGGGTGTTGGCGGCATCTTCTCTGGCCTGATGTCAGCATCAGCTATTGGCGGTGCGCCATTTGGTGCTGCATCAGTTGCGCCATCTAATGCGCTAGATGTATTTGGAAGTGCTAACCCGGCTGCTATGGGCTTCGCTTCGCCAATGGCTCGTGCATAATAGGATATACAAATGGCATTGCCTCGGTATCAGAATGTTGGTGTTGAAGTTGCTGGCGGGATCCGCGGGTTAGATTTTCCTAGCCGTGGTGAGGCTACACGCGGTCTTGATACTATTAGCCATGTCTTAGACAAGATGTCTGAATCATTCTTCAAAGAAGCGGCTGTTGCTGCTACGGCTGAAGGTGAGAAGTATGGTGCTGAGAACGCTCCAACTCCAGAGCAGATTGCTGAGGCGCGTAAACTCAATCAGCCAGTTGCACCTATCGGTGATTCCCGTACCTATTTTGGAAAGGCCGCGAACCAGGCGGCAACTCGTATCGCTGCAAAGAACGTAGCAGTTGATGCTGAACTTGAAATGGGCCGCATCCAGAATGACATCGCCGCTGGTAGGGTATCAGCCAATGATGTGATCCCTCGCGTTAATGCTCTTGCTAAAGGCTACTCTGGCGCACTGAAAGAGTTTGACCCAGTGATGGCTCGTAGCGTCGAGGCTGATCTTGCGCTGCACGGCAACAAGATGTTCCTTGCTGCATCCAAGAAGGCCACTGCTGACGCTATTGCTGCTCAGGGCGCAAAGGCTCTTGAGGCTGGTGAAGAGACATACCGCAACACTGTCAAGAACATTATGGCAAATGGTGACCAGTTCTTGCAGGGGCCAACAATTAGTGGCAATGCAGCAATTTACACTGTGCAACAGCAGATTGACGATGCTTATGCTAAAGCAGAAAATCAATTCAATAGTTTGCCAAAAGCTGCTCGCAAAGAGGCAATGAAGAATCTTCCTGTATGGGCGCAAGCTGAGTTTAAAAGTTTTGTCATAGACAAGATTGTCACTGCTAAATCTGAAGATGAATTAAAACCTATCCTTGAAGGGATTCAAAATAGGCAATATGAAGCATTTTTTACAGCGAATAAAGATGAAGCACTTACCATTAAGAAGGCACTAACTAGTGCTATAAATGAATTTGAAGCACAACCTAAACGCGATTTAGTACAGCAGCAAGCAGAATTGCGTCAAATCCCTGCGAATTATGATGCAGCATTAACATCAGGAAAAACAATTACACCTGGTGTTGTGAAATCAGATGATGAGATCAGAAAGATATTTAAAAATAACCCACTCGCTGGAGAAGAGTTGATTGATAAAATCAAAATTTCCCGTGAAACATATGAATCATGGTTGGAATATAAATATAAACCCGCAACAGAACTAAATGCAGAACGCAAACGTCTTAAAGATGAATTAGATTCTTCCCCATTTGGCGAAACTGCAAAAAGACTTGCTGCATTGAAACGGTTTGATGCAGTTGCAACGGCACGCGACAAGATGCTTGCTGATGATCCAGCTACGTTTGCTGCTAATCTTCCAGAAGTTAAAGCCGCTTTTGCTGAAACTCAGAAGGAAGGTGTAAGTGAAGTTCAGCGCACTACTTCATGGGAAAAGTATGGCAACACTATGAAGTCAGTGCAGATGGGTCTTGGACTTAGTGAGCATGAAGTCAAGATCTTGCCCAAGGGTGTTGTCGATGGTGTTGTGGCTGAGTGGGAATTAAAAAAAGGCGGTCAAAATATTGCTTCTTGGTTGCAAAGCGAATCCACGCGTTGGGGTTCTATGTGGCCTGACGTTATGAAACAGTTACAACCTAGCCTTCCTGCTGCTGCTCCTATCATTGCGACTATGCAAAGTTTTGGACAGAACTCTGCTGCGATAAAATTAGCTGAATTGAGCGGAACAGAAAATACAAAGGCACTTAAACAATTTCTTTCTGAAAATCATGAGACCTCTAAAGGAATCAACGTTGCATTAGAGAGAGTAATGAAACCATTTGAGTCATCCGTTGCTGCCTATGCTGATGGGCCAGCCGTTGCAGAACAGTGGAAAGGGGCGATTAAAACCCTTGCTGCTGGGTATGTAATGTCTAATGCAAAGTCACCAAAAGACGCTGTTGACCAGGCTTATAAAGAAATACTTGGTAGTCAATACTCGTTTCATGACACATTTCGTGTTCCATTAAGTGTTAAAAATCCAGATGTAATTGCTCAGACAGCAAACGAATTGAAGTTTTATCTGAAGAACTATGACATTAAGGTTCCCCCGTCAGCTATGGCTCAGGCTACCAATATGAGTGAGGCTGAAAAGAAAGATATTTATATCAGAAGTTTGCGCGAATTTGGCAGATGGGTAAACATCCCTGATGATCGTTTTGGACTTCGTTTGATTGATGGTACAGGGGCTGGCGTTCGACGGGCGGATGGTAGTTTCTTCGAAATGGGTTGGGAAGATCTTTCTAATCCGATTACTCGGCCTATGTTCTCTGGTGGCAGACAAACGACCCCAAATCCACCACTGCCAAGGATGAACTAATGCCAATCATCGGCGCATTATCTGATAGACAGTCATACTTTGAAGAGCAGCCTACGGCTCTATCAACTGCGCTTGGCTTGACGGCAGAGGAAACTTTGCTCCGCAGCCCTGTGCCATCTATCTATCGTGCTGCCGAATTGTTTGCTGCTTACCGTAATGAGGATTCGCCACTTATTGCGTCCTCTGATGCCAAGGAAAAGATCAAGCAATATGGGTTTGATCTGGAGGTTCCAGAAGAAGGAATTAGGCAATCCGCCTTAGACATCCTAATCAAGCGCAAACAAAATGAAATTAGGATTCAAGATACTCTATCTCGCAGTCCTGATGGATTCTTTCCAACAACGGCAAAACTTGCAACTGCATTAGGCGCGTCATTAATTGATCCATTGAACATAGCATCTGCTTTTATTCCAGTTGTTGGAGAAGCTAGATATTCTGCTTTGCTTGAAAATGCTGGCGGTGCTGTCGGTCGTGCGATGGTGCGTGGTCGTGTAGGCGTAATGGAAGGTGCAGTTGGCGCGGCTGTCATTGAACCATTTGTTGCTGGTGCGGCTATCTATGAGCAAGCCGACTATAAAATGTCTAACTCTATTGAGAACCTGGCTTTTGGTGGGTTGTTTGGTGGTGGCTTGCACATGGGTGCAGGGGCTATCGGAGACGCTTTATCTCGTGGGGGATCAGCCTACACCTCTAAACCCACTGGCAAGATGAGCGAAACGCTCAATATGCTCGATCCTACTACTCGGCAACAAGCGTTAAAGACCGCCATCTCGCAGGCTATGAGCGGCAAAGAGATTGATGTTGAAGCTATCCTGCATCTCGATCCAAAGTTTGCCCCGTTAAAAGATCGTCTGTTAAGTAGCACTTCAATGACACCATTTACTGAAGTCAAGTTGCCAATCAATCCAACCGACCCTGCTCCGTTCTTGCAACTCGGCGCATTTGGCCCATCTGCTAATGTGACCAATGGCAACCGTACAACTGCTATTGCGTTAAAGAACGATGGTGCGCCGACTGTTTTTGCTACGTTTGAAGAAGCAGAACGGATTCAAAAGACTATTGAGCGGCGCAGTGATGAGCGCATGGAGATTGCCAAGCAGTCTGATGGGCAGTTCATTCTACGCCGTGAGTTTCCAGAGCAGCCAGCCAGAGATACTAGCGGCAACGTATTCCTGTTTGACAACGAACGTGCTGCTTTAAAGGCAACAGATTCCATTTTGGCATTACAGGACGGCAACTATTCTGCTGTGCCTATCATGGTCAATGACGAGATGAAGTGGGCATTGGTTGATAACGCATCGCCAGAGTTTGTTTCTGCTGCCAAGCACTCACCTGATCATGTGTCGTTTGACGTATCACACATCAATCGGTTTACCGATACCAGCATGATGAAGCAAACTGCACCAGAGGATCTAACTCGGCTGCAAGAGGCAATCAGGCAGTCATATAAACCTGGCAGATACCGCTTGTCTGATCAGGAATCATCTATTGCTGCAACTAAATATCTTGAAGAAAAGTCTGTTAAAGTAGACGATATAGCCGCTGTTGATGCAGACATCGAGTATCATATACAAAAGGCAGATAGTCTTGCTGCTACTCTTGGCATTGAAAAGGAACTGGCTAAAGATATTGAAGGCTATAATTTGCTGGTCAAAGACGCTGAAGATATATCTAAAGGCATTGAAGCTGCTGCTACTTGTTCGATTAGAAGGGGCTAACAATGGCTATTACAGATTGTCTGCTTGAAGTTGAAACAGCAGTAGGCCGCAAACTCAGCACTGATGAAGCTGAGATGATCTTTGAGGAAGTGCAGAAGCGCGAAAAGATTGCTCGTGCCAAGAACACTCTTGATACGGTAGACGTTGCCATTCGCGATGCCGCTAGTGAACTTGCCAAGCAATTGATTCGTGCTGCCAAGATCGAGAAGCGCAATGCTGCAATCTCGTTTATCAAGCGCACGGAAGCACTTGAATACATTAAAGCGAACTTTGCCGACAAGCCAGAACTTGGATTGGAATCCATGCTTAGTGGTGTCAATGCCGTCAAAGTAGGGTCTCGTGATAGCATTGCTGCTCGGCAACATACACTGCTCAACGAATGGGGCCGTGGGATGATTGCTGACTTAGACAATGCAGGGACATTGCATATCCTTACATCTGGTGAGTTTGATCGCGACATCTCCCGTGCGTTAGAGACAATTGATAACCCGGCGGCTGCTCCATTTAAAGGGCTACCAGAAGTTATGAAAACTGCGGAAGTCATTAACAAATGGCAAGAAACAATCCGCATGAAATATAATGATAATGGCGGCGCAGTTGACAAGCAAGTTGGCTACATTGTGCGTCAGTCACATAGTTCAGACAAGATTCGTCGCGCTGGAAAAGACACTTGGGTCAGTGGCATTATCGAAAAGCTGGACATGGCTCGCACGTTTGAGGACGGAGCAGATCCAAAAGAAATCCTCGGCAAGATCTATGATAACTTTGTCAGCGGAGTTCATCTCAAATATAAAGAGGAAGTCACTGGCTTTAAAGGCGGCACTGCAAACCTTGCCAAGAAGGCCAGCCAAGAGCGGGTGCTGCATTTTAAAGACGCTGACAACTGGTTTGACTACCACCGAGAGTATGGCGTTGGAACTATTGCTGATGCAGTTCTACACTCAATGGATACTGCCGCTCAAAACATTGGGTTGATGAGCAAACTTGGCCCTAATCCTAGCGATAATTTTAACCGCATTGTTGAATATCTTGGCATGTCGTTAAAGGGTGAACCAGAAAAACTTCGTGCTTTTAGAGAAGCAACTAAGCCAAACGGCTATCTCGGCAATGTTTTTGCACAAGTTGATGGGACATCTCGTATCCCTATTGATGGCCAGATGGCTAAAATTGGTTCTGGCATTCGTGTTATAGAGTCAACATCAAAACTTGGTGGTGCTGTTATTTCCTCAATAACAGATCTTGCAACTGTCATGACTGAGATGGCGTATCAAGGGCATAGTCCATTTGCGGCTCTTGCAGAATCCATTGTTAGCCTTGGGTCTGGTCAAAAAGGAAAAGACTTTGCGGTAGTCGATGCTGGCCTTGGCGTGTTTATGGATTCTCAGCGCGGTGCAATTTCTGGTGCGCGGTATGCTGGCGAGGATAATCTGCCGGGCGCAATGACAACACTGCAACAGGTCTTTTACAAACTAAATGGGTTGACTTGGTGGACTGATACTCTTCGTTCATCCACTATCCGCATGATGTCTCATATCTCTGCTCTTTCAAAAGATCTGCCATTTGAAAAGCTATCTCCCGATATGCAGCGTGTTTATAGTCTTTATGGTATAGACGCTGGTCGCTGGGAGATCATCCGCTCAACCGCCACTAAAGCAGTAGATGGTCGCCAATATCTTTTGCCGTCAGCAGTCAAAGATTTGCCAGATGAAATGTTTGCAAAATACATTACAGACACTGGTGGCAAGGTATCTCCACGCGCCATTAATGAATTGAAAGATGAGATTAAGACACAGTTTGGCTCATACTTTCATGATCGCGCTGACTTTGCAGTGCTTCAACCTGATGCAAAAACTCGATCTATTCTCCAACAGGGTACGCAACCCGGCACACCAGTAGGAGAATTGTTGCGCTTTATTGGACAGTTCAAATCATTTCCAGTTGCCTATGTCCAAAAAGTTTTAGGCCGTGAAATATATGGCAGAGGTGCTGACCCATCTGCTGGGCTTATGGATGCTCTTAAAAACGGGAATGGTGAGATGGGCGGTCTGGCGCAATCATTCATCTTGTCAACTTTGTTCGGGTATGCAGCATACAATGCCAAAGATCTTCTGCGTGGTCGGTACACTGAGAAGCCTGAATCTGCCGCTGATTATGCCAAGATGTTGCAAGCCTCAATGCTGCAAGGCGGTGGTGCTGGTATCCTCGGCGACTTTATGTTTGGAGAAATGAAGAATCGCTATGGCAATACTCCATTAAGTTCAATGCTCGGCCCCACAGCGGGTACAGTAGAAAGCGTTCTTGATCTTTTTGGCAAGGCAAAGTCTCAAGCTATCACTGGTAAAGATGAGAACCTTGCTGCAAATGCCTATAAAGTGGTAATTAACAATACGCCGTTTGCCAACCTGTTCTACACTCGAATGGCACTGGACTACATGATTACCTATCGTTTGCAAGAGTCAATGAATCCTGGCTACCTATCTAGAATGGAAGAGATAGCAAAGCGTGAGCAGGGCAAATCGTTCCTCTTCCCGCCAAGCCAATATGTAAGATAGCAAGTTTGAACGAAACAACACTTTGCTGTATAAGAAGGTATGAGGTGCTTCAATGGCTGACTATAACATCACAGCGGTAACACGGCGCAAGGTCTACTCTGGTTCCGCAGGGGTAGGGCCGTATGCTTTTACGTTCCCAGTGATCAGTCAAACTGACATTGCGGTCTATAAAAACTCAACCAAGCTGATATTGACAACTGATTACACTGTAACAGTTAGCAGCGCAAATGGCACTGGTAGCGTTACTCTGGTAGTAGCTGCGACTAACGCAGACCAGATTACGATTGTCGGTGCGCGGACTATTCAACGTACGACAGACTTTGTTACTGCGGGTGATCTCTCGGCTGCATCTCTAAATGAGCAGCTTGATGGTGAGATCATTATGATCCAGCAGATTGCTGAAGAGAACAAGCGGACACTCAAAGCACCAGTGTATGATCTTGAAGCCGTTGAAGATGGCGGCACTCTTAACATGATCCTGCCTGTAGCAGCTACACGCGCAACTAAGGTTCTAGCATTCGACGCAACTGGGAACCCGGTAAGCTCAACATTAACCATTACAGCCTTAGAAAGCCAAGCTGCTGCGGCTGCTGCGTCTGCCACTGCTGCGGCATCTTCTGCCTCTGCGTCTGCATCCTCTGCCTCTGCGTCTTCTACTAGCGCAACAAACTCATCTAACTCAGCTACAAGCTCAGCATCAAGTGCTGCATCGTCAGCGTCTTCTGCTGCATCTGCTGCTGCTACTCTTGCCTCTGGCTTGTACTCGGCTGTGCAAGATAAGAGTGCTAACTATACGGTGGTCCTTGCAGACGCTGGTGATCTGCTGCGGGTTACAACAACCGCTGGCGCGGTAACAATTACTCTGCCAGAGATTAGCACTGTCGTTGATGGCTTTAAGATTGCAATTGTTAAATGGACTGCTGATGCCAATGGAGTAACAATTGCTCGTTCTGGCTCTAACACAATTAACGGTGTAACAAGCGCAAGCATTGGCTCGCAGTATACCCAGACAACCTTTGTTGCTGACTTTGAAACAAATCAATGGTTTGCATCTACCTCTGGCCTTGGCTCAACCAATGTTGTTGTAGATGCGTTTAACGGCACTGGATCACAAACAGCATTTACGCTTTCTTCAGATCCAATTACTGAAAACAACACCTATGTTTATGTAAGCGGTGTTTATCAATCTAAAGCTACATATAGCGTAAGCTCAACAACTCTAACATTTTCAACAGCTCCACCCTCCGGGACTGGCAATGTGGAAGTAGTGTTTACACAGCCCTTATCTATTGGCGTGCCTTCTGATGGAACTGTAATTGCCGCAAAGATTGCAACCAATGCTGTTACAACCGCCAAGATCTTGGATGCCAATGTCACCCTTGCAAAACTAAGTGCAACAGGAACGCCAAGTGCAAGCACCTTTTTGCGCGGCGATGACACTTGGGCAACAGTTGGATTGGAAACTGGCGAAATCCTTACAAGCATTGCGTCTAGCAAGACGGGCTATCTGTTGTGTGATGGGTCAACCTATACCCGCACATCATACGCGACCCTTGCTGCTGCTATTGGTACACCTGTTGCTCCAGTGAACACGCTTGGTAATGCTCTTACTGGGTATATATCAACTTCTAACCAACATAAAATTTTTGAAGCTAACAGTCTTTTGTTTCGCTCTGGAACTGCTGCGTCCACAACTGCAACCGTAGCAAATGGAGCGGCTACTAGCACAGACGGGTCGACTTGGACTTTGCGAACAGGGTGTAATATTTATACCTATGGCTTTGGCAACGCAGTAAGTTATGGAACCTCTGTATATGTAATTAGCACCCAGCCTAGTGCAAACAATGTTTGGCAATATCAAACAACTCCTGATGGAGTAACATATACAGCGCGTACATATAGTATTGCGTCAGTTAACCAACAAGTTTATCCTTTTGAAGTGGCGTATGGCGGCACATCAAACCGTCATGTTGCATTTCTTGTTTGGAACCCTCAAACTGCTATTTCATGCGGCGTACAAATATCTACAAACGTCCGTGCTATATATTCTGCGGATGGTATTACTTGGACGACAGGCGATACTGTTTCTTTGACATCCGCATCAATTAATTATAATTATGGTGGAGTTGCTGGGTATTCTGGCGGGTTCGTGTATTTTGCTTACCGCAGTGACGGTACAAACTTGGTGAAACATTCTGTAGATGGAGCTACTTGGACAGACATCACGGCAAACATTAACAGTGTTGCGACAATTAACAATCAACTTAGTGGCATTGGTTATGCTAATGGTAGGTTTATCTTAACGGCGTGGAACGCTTCCGCTTCTTCAAATCAAATTTATACAAGCACTACAGGTGCTTCAGGTTCTTGGACACAGGTTGCAAATAGTCTTACAACTGTAGGTCAGCTTGGGAAAGTGCGCGGAAATGCAAATGCGTATGTTTCAAGTCAGAGTTTTAGTACAGACCTTCTTACTTGGGTTCCAATCCCAAATTTAGGTCTTGGAACTGTTTCTATCTATGCAACTCCTTCAACTGGAACTCGTTTCTATGGAACCCCACCAACTGGAGTTGGATCATATTTGTGCGATATTTACAGTTACACAACATCTACACAGTTTGTTGTTCCTAGATTGAATACATACGCAACTGGTTCGCGGTCATCCCCATATTTTGGCAATAGCGTACCCATAAACTACCTGATTAAAACGTGAGGATAGACCATGACGTTGTATGGATTTAGTTCACTCACTGCCTACTCAACCAATGCAACTCAGGAAGTTGCAGACGGTGCTGGCATCCCTGCGTTCTGGACAGATATGCCTGTGCCTACTATCCCTGACGGCATGTTTGCACGGTGGAATTATCCAGACTGGGTGATCACTGATGTTGAGCCACCTGTGTTACCTATTACAGTTGAGCCTGTCATTCAAATTGCACAGGTAGGCCCAAATGTCATTGCATGACCGCCCACTTGCTATCGGCAAGCTGACTGGAGTTATCTACGATTTTGATGATGTCGGTGATGAATTGCCGTTACATGTACACGGTGAGCATGACATCCATATCAGCATTGTAGCGCGAGGATCTGTGCGCGCCTTTGGACCTGATGGTGCATGGGAAACTATTGCAACTACTGGTGCTGTATTGGATTGGGAAGTAGGTCAGTGGCATGGGTTCATTGCGCTTGAACCTAACAGCCGCCTTGTAAACATTGTAAAGGGATAACATCATGGCACTGACACAAGTATCAAACTCAATGCTGGCCTTTGATGGTGGTCCTCTTGGTATGCGCAACCGCATCATTAATGGGAACATGTATATTGCTCAACGCGCCACCTCCGCAACTGTGACAGCAGGGACAACCGTCCCAACAATATCTACTGGCTATCCATGTGTTGATCGGTGGTTTGTTTATTCCACTGGGGCAAACGTCACTGCGGCACAAGTGGCTGGGGCTAGTAACAACAAGAACTTGTTGCAAGTCACTGGCGCGGCATCTGTTACTGCTGTTGGCATTGGTCAGCGCATTGAACAGTTGAACTCGTATGACCTTGCGGGGCAAACATGCACTTTGTCTGTAAATATAGCCAACAGTCTGCTTACCACTGTAACTTGGACAGCTTCATATGCTACCACTACCGCTGATACCTTTGGCACAATCGGGACACCAACAAAGACCCAGATTGCAACTGGTACGTTTACGGTCACTTCAACCCTGACGCAGTATACGGCTAACATTTCTGTCCCTGCCGCCGCTACGACAGGCATTGAAATCCTGTTTACGGTTGGCGCACAGACATCTGGCACATGGCAGATTGGCAATGTGCAACTTGAGGCTGGCACTGTTGCCACGCCATTTGAACGGCGGCTGTATGGGCAGGAATTGATGCTGTGTCAGCGGTATTATCAGCAATCTAGGGCTTGCGCTACAGATAATGGTGCTGCTGCCGCAACAAAAGTTTACAATGTTCCAGTAAATTTTAATGTTGCAATGAGGGTTGCTCCAACAATAACGTATACAGCTATAACTTCAACTAACGTCTCAAGTAGAACAGCCATAAATATATTTGAATTTGGATTTAACCATCAAGTTGTTGCTAGTGCAGGAACAGCAATGGCTGAAGTGTCAACTGCACTTTCTACTGCGGAGCTATGACTATGACAACCGATGACACACGAGTGGTTATAGATTCAGTGGTAGCCTCTGGTGCTATTACTATGCCCTTGTGGGTCATCCATATGCATGAGTATCTGCAACTACTTACTCTTGCGGGTGGTTTATTTTTGCTTGTTATCCGTATCTATCTTGCCATTAAGGAAGCCAGAGGCGAGTAATGAATGGACCCGTTAACAGTCTTAGCTACGATCAAGGCAACTGCTGCCACTGTTAAGACTGCGATTGGCGTAGGCAAAGAGCTTGTCTCGGTAGCTAAAGAACTCTCCGACATTATGAATGGGGTGGCTCACCTCACCCAGATAGCAGCGCAGCCAAAGGGTTGGCGTAAAGGTGGGTCTGCGGAAGCCCGTGCTATCGAAGCCTTTGCTGCCAAAATGGAAGCGGAGAAAATTGAGCGTGATGTTAAGTCACAAATAGTTCAAGTATATGGTGTACGCGCTTGGGAACAGATCCAGCGTGATGTCGTGCGTATTAGGAAAGAGATGAAGATCGCTGCAATTGAACGCGCAGAACGAATAGAGTATATGATTGAAGTAGGATTTACCATTGTTCTCAGTATGATACTGCTTGCAATGGCAGCATGGGCAATATGGTTTGCGGTTCACTATAACCTAGTGTGAGGATAGATGAATGGATTTAT